GGTGGCGGAGGGTCGTCGGGCGGGCTGGGCGGCATCAACCCCTTGAGCATGCTCGGCAGCAACAGCATCGGGATGGGGTTCAGCAACGCGGCCGTCTATCTGGCGCAGACGAACGCGCTGGCGGGCACGGCCGCGGGCAACTACCTGACGGGCTTTGCGGGCAACGCAGCGGGGATGAGCAACCTGGCACTGGGCGGCGCCGGGCTGCTGGGCGGTATTGGCGCGGGGCTGCTCTTCGACGGGAAGGGGTACTCGAGCGCGGGCGGCAGCATGGGCGCGACGGTGGGGATGATCGCGGGCGGCCCCTTGGGCGCGGGGGTGGGCTCGCTGATCGGTGGCGCGCTGGGCTCGCTGCTGGGGAACAAGAGGCCGAGCGACAAGAGCGCTTGGGCGACGTATGACCCGCGCACGGACACGGTGGGCAGCATCGGCTCGATGACCGGGAAAAAAGACCCGGGGCAAGAAACGCGCGATGCGACGGCGCAGCTTGCGCAGGCGCTGGGGGTGTTCGCCGAGGCGGCGGGCATTGCGAAGAGCGTGACGGTGATGACGGGGCAGCGGGACGGCTTCCGGGTGGCGCTGGCGGGCGGGTTCAAGTCGCCTACGGCGCCGCTGGGCAATGGCGGGTATGGCTACAACTTCGGCAACCTGGGCGAGGACGCGATCAAGCGGGCGCTGAATGACCTGGTCGACGAAGGCACGCTGCCGAAGGCGACGATCGACGCCTGGCGGCAGATGCGCACGGACGCGCAGGGCGCGGCGCGCGATGCGCAGGAGCAGATCGACGTGCTGGCGCTGCTGACCGAGGGCATCAGCAAGGCCGAGATCGAGCGCGCGAACACGATGCAGCAGGCGGGCGAGACACTGGCTGCGGCGTATGCGCGGATGGTGGCGGTGGAGGAGAGCATCCGGGCGGCGATTTCGGCGGCGTTCGACACGCCGGAGGAGCAGTTGACGGCGGCGTTCGATGCGATTGGGGTGGCGATTCCGCAGACGGTGGCGGCGTATGAGGCGCTGGTGAAGGCGCAGGACTTGACGACGGAGGCCGGCCGGAATCAGGCGGTGGCGTTGCTGAACGCGAAGGGGGTGTGGGACGCGGTGCAGCGCGAGCAGGAGGCCGCGGCGGAGGCTGCGCGGCGGGCGGCTGAGGAGGCGCGGCGGGCCTGGGAGGCGCTGCGCGATGATCTTTCGGCTTTCCGGGTGGAGCTGACGGCGGGGGCGTTGGCCGGGCTGAGCCCGGAGGCGGCGTATGCGGCTGCGGAGCAGTCGTGGATGGAAACGTCGAGGCTGGCTGGGCTGGGCAACCAGGATGCGCTGGCGCAGCTGGCGGAGGCGGGGCGTGCGCTGCTGGCGGCGAGCGAGGCGTACAACGCGCGCACGGGGGCGTATTTCTCGGACCGCGACCGGGTGCTGTCGGCGGTGGATGCGGGGGTGGCGCTGACGGGCCGGAAGATCGAGGGCTTTGCGAACGGCGGCTTCTTCGGGGGGGGGTTGCGGATCGTTGGCGAGCGCGGGCCGGAGCTTGAGGCGACGGGGGCGGCGCGCTACTGGAGTGCGCAGGAGACGCGCACGGCGATGGGTGGCGGGGCGGAGGCGGTGCGCGAGTTGCAGGCGGTGGTGCGGGTGCTGTCGACGGGCTTGTCGAGCATCGATCGGCGCCTGGCGAACCTGGAGCGCAGCAGCGAGGAGCAGGCGCGCGCGGCACGCCTGGCGGCGGATCGGCGCCCGGGTGAGTGGAGGGCGGCGTGATCGACGAGCGGATCTATCTGGTAGAGGCCGTGGCCGCGGTGGATGCGGCCGGGACGCTGGCGACGCAGCGGTGGACCACGGCGAGCATGGGTTATGCGACGGGGCCGGCGGATAGCCCGGCGAATGTGGTGTACGACCCGTGCGTGAAGCAGGTGGGGTACATCGAGCGTGCGGTGTCGGTGGGGGCGAGCCGGACCGGGTATGGCGAGCTGACGTTGGCGACGGATGGGCACCTCGACGGGTTGCTGGAGTATGGCTTCGACGGGCAGGCGGTGACGATCCGGAGCGGGCCGCCGATGGGGGTGTATCCGGCGGCGTACGCGGTGAAGCTGCGGGCGATGGCGGAGCAGCCGGAGTTTGCGGGGATGACGCTGCGGCTGCGGCTGCGGGATCGGCTGGCGGAGTTGGAGCGGCCGTTGCAAACGGCGCGTTATGGCGGCACGAACGCGCTTCCGGCGGGCACGGACGGGACGGCAGACGACATCAAGGGGCAGCCGAAGCCGCGGGTGTACGGGGCGGTGAAGAACGTCGCGCCGGTGCTGGTGAATACGGCTCGGCTGATCTACCAGGTGAGCGACGGGGCGCTGGCTGCGGTGGATGCAGTGTATGACCGGGGCGCGGCGCTGACGGCGGGGGCGGCGTACAGCAGCGAGAGCGACCTGCAGAGCAATGCGCCGGCCGCGGGGCAGTACCGGGTGTGGTTGGCGGGGGGGCTGGTGCGCCTGGGGAGCTTGCCGAGCGGGCAGGTGACGGTGGACGCGAGCGAGGGGGCGAGCTCGGCGGCGCGGCGCGCGGGGGCGCTGCTGAGCCGCATCGCGCAGCAGATGGGGCTGACGGCGGGCGAGGTGAGCGCGGCCGATGTGGCGGCGCTGGATGCGGCGGCGGCGTACGAGCTGGGGGCGGTGGTGCAGGGCGACGAGACGGCGCTGGCGGTCATGGATCGGGTGGCGTTGTCGGTGGGGGCGTGGTACGGATTCGACCGGCTTGGGGTGTTGCGGTTGGGGCGGCTGGTGGCGCCGAGCGGCACGCCTGCGACCGATCTGACGGAGATTTCGATCACGGGGCTGGAGCGGATCGCGCAGGATGCGCTGCCTGCGTGGCGCGTGGTGCTGGGCTGGGGGCGCAACGAGACGGTGCAGACCGATGATGTTGCGGGGAGCGTGACGGCGGCGCGGCGGGCGTGGCTGGCGGAGTCCGCGCGCACGGCGACGGCCGAGGATGCGACGGTGAAGAACCGCTACAAGCTGGCCGGCGAGCTGCGCCGCGAGACGCTGCTGACGACGCAGGCAAACGCGGAGGCGGAGGCTGCGCGGCTTCTTGCGCTGTACAAGGTGCGGCGGGATACCTTCAAGGTGCGCGCGCGCTTGTCGGCGGAGGAGGTGGAGGAGATCGACCTGGGGCAGGTGGTGCGGCTGACGTGGGGGCGATATGGGCTGAGCGCCGGGCGGCTGTTCGTGGTGACGGGGCTGCGGCAGGACTTCGAGCGCGATGCGGTGGAGATGACGCTGTGGGGTTGATGAGGATGGAGGCGCTGACATGGCGAACCTGCTGATCGGGTGGCCGAACCGGATCGACGAGGCGACGGTGGCGGGCGGGAGCTGGCAGGCGGCGATGCCGCTGGCGAACGTGAAGAACCGGGTGCTGGGGATTCGGGCGCGGAGCACGGACGATGCGACCTCGAGCACGAAGTTCACGATCAACCTGGGGCGGCTGCGGCCGATCCGTGGGCTTGCGCTGGCGAATCACACGCTGAGCTCGCCGGCGAAGGTGCGGGTGGTGGCGACAGCGGGGGATCCGGCGGGATCGCCGGGGGCGACGCTGTACGACTCGGGTTGGCTGCCGGCGTGGGACTACGGCCTGGGCGCGTGGAACGTGGCGAACTTCGAGTGGGCGGACGAGCGGTTCTGGGCGGGGGGGTTCTTGCCGGAGGAGATCGAGGGCTATCGGGCGACCTGGGTGCATGCGCTGCAGAACGCGGTGATGGCGCAGTGGTGGCAGGTGCAGATGGACGATACGGCGAACGCGGCAGGGTATGTGGAGGTGGGCCGCGTGTTCATCGGGGAGTGCTGGGAGCCGGAGCACAACGCGAGCTATGGCGCGGCGGTGGGCTACGAGAGCCGCACCGAGGTGGAGGAGGCGCGCAGCGGGGCGGAGTATTTCGATCGGCGGTCGGCGTTTCGGGTGTGGCGGGGGTCGCTGGATTGGCTGAGCGCTGACGAGGCGATGGCGCGGGCGATGGAGCTGGATCGGCGGATGGATGTGAGCGGGGAGGTGCTGTTCGTGCTGGATCGAGATGATCGGCGGAACATGCTGCGAACGAGTTTTCTGGGGCGGCTGCGGCGCTTGAGCGCGATCGAGCATCCGTATCTGGACACGCACCGCAAGGCGGTGGAGATCAAGGAGCTCTTGTAATGGCATCGGTGACGTTTTCGGCTTCGGTGGGTGGCGATGGCAGCACGGTGACGGATGACGGCAGCCCGTCGACCGGTTTGGACGCGGGGGGGCATCGCACGCGGTTCGTGCCGTGCCTGGCGCAGACGGTGGCGGTGGCGGCCTACACGGTAGGACGCGCGACTGCGGCGGCCTCGAGCGCGAGCGCGGCTGCGACGAGCGCGAGCAACGCGGCGACGAGCGCGAGCAACGCGGCGACGAGCGCGAGCAGTGCGGCGACGAGCGCGACGAACGCGAGCAACAGCGCGAGCGCGGCGGCGGCGGCGATTGCTGCCGCGTTTCCGGTGGGGGCGGTGTACATCACGGCGACGAATACGAACCCGGGGACGTTCCTCGGGGGGACTTGGGCGCGGATCGGGCAGGGTCGGACGCTGATCGGGGAGGGCACGCTGGGGTCGGACACCTATGCGGCGGGGGCGACGGGCGGCGCGGCGCGGGTGACGCTGACGACGAGCGAGATGCCTGCGCACAACCACGGTGGGGCGACCGGGGTCACCAGCACGGATCACGTGCATACCGGGACGACCAGCGGTTCCGGGAACCATCAGCACACCTACGAGCGCTTTACGGGTGGCACGTCGGGTAGCGTTGCCACCGCATCGATCGACGGAAACGGGCCGATGCGATACAACGATTATGGCAATTCGGGTTGGGCGGGGGACCACTCGCACAGCTTCACGACCAGCAATCCTTCGCAAACCCACACGCACCCGGTGAGCAACGAGGGGGGCGGTGCGGCACACGAGAACCGGATGCCGTACCTGACGGTGTATTTCTGGCAGCGGACGGCGTAAGGGGGGCAGGCATGCAAGTAACAATCGTGCGCCGCGATGGATTCGTGGCGGTGGATGGGGTGGGACACAAGGGGCTGAATCTTTCCTTCATGGAGGGGGGGGTGAAGGCGGTGCAGTGGGAGAACGGCGCTGGGGCGGTGGAGATGGCGAACGGGCAGGTGGAGTACATCGCCAGCCTTGAGCCGTATCAGCCGGCGCTGGATGCATGGGCTGTGGCCGATGCGGCGGTGGTGGATGTGTCGGCGGCGGCGGTGCTGCGCGCGAGCAAGCGGGCGGCGCTGGCGGCGCACCGGTATGTGGTGGAGACCGGCGGAGTGACGCTGGGCGCAGAGGAGGTGCTGACCGACCGCGAGAGCCAGGCGCTGCTGACCGGGGCGTTCGTGTCGATCACGTCGGGGTTGATCCCGGACGTGGAGTGGAAGCTGAAGCTGGGGTGGATGACGGTGGAGGCGGCTGATATCGCGGTGGTGGCCGGGGCTGTGGCTGCGCATGTGCGCAAGACGTTTGCCGTGGAGCGGGTGGTGTGGGAGCAGATTGGGCTGGTGGCGGACGAGGACCTGCCGGGCTTTGATGTGCTGGCCGCGTGGGCTGCGGCGTGGGCCGCGGCGGGTTGAGCGTGTAGCGGGCGGGCGGTGGTCGAGGGGAGTGCTGCGGCGCTCCCTTTTTTTGCGCCCGGCATAGGGGGATGGTGACGGCGTGCGGTGGGGGTGGGCCGCGAGGCGTGGATG